TGTGCTGCGAAATTTGTATATTCGTAGACACCCGTCGCTTCCGCCTGTTGTAAAAGCCACGCAAAGTGATTCCAAAACTCTGGTGTATGTCCAATACTGCTTGTACCGACGTGGCTCATTTCGTGTAGCGCAACAAATACAATAATATTCTCCTGTACAAGTCGTTCCTGCGCATCACGCTGCCGTAAGCACATAAAAATCTGCTCACCCTTATTTACCGAGTACGATGTATACTGTGCATCGGGTGTTGATTCGCTGAAACGTTGTGCGGAGCAATCAAAATTATCAATCATTTGTTTCACGAACTTTTTATCGTAATATTTGTTCTTCAAATATTCACGAAGTTTGAGAAGGCGTCCTCGTACACGGGCAAGACGATCCGCGGCGTCCTGTTTATCGGGAAGATTACGGACAAGATACATTTCACCGTCCACTGTAGATTTGGTGAGTGCTACAGGATACTTTGAGTCCTTCATAGCGAGTCCAGCGTAGCCTAGACCAACTACGCCCGCCATGAAAGCCCACGGGAGAATAGAATCGTTCATATCCTTACTCTAAGAGGTACAAAATTGAGATTGGTGTGTGACGTCCTGTATTTCTAACAATAGCAAAATGGAGTATATGGTGCTGTATGCGGAATCACCAGATGTGCTTACGGCAAAGGTGACGGCTGCTCTTCAGCAAAACTGGAACCCTAGCGGCGGTGTGGCAGTGGCGACTGTTGTAACGTCGGTGGATAGTGATGGAATGTATACAAATGCGATTTCGTTCTACCAGGCAATGGTGCGTATGGGCGGTCCGCCTATCGTAATTCCTACGTCGGCTTTGTATGTATAATTTGAAAGAGATAAATCTATTAACTTTTTCAAAAAGACGGGGACGGCGGCGGGGATGGAGATATCTACGCAATCTCCAGCACACGTCTGTTCACATCCGGTTCTATTGTCGAATTCAACCAAGGGCTCACATTCACCTGCGGGTTCGGCGGCTCCGAGCGGAGATCCCAAGAGGCGTTACGGAGAGACTGTCCAACCGTGTTGACACCGATGAGGGCACCAGCGTTCAAGAAGTTCTTGCCCGCAATATCACCCGCACCCTGGGGGTTCACCTGTGCCCACTTCGAGTTAGGGTCATTGGGCAGGAGCTCCTGCGGCGCAAGCTGGTTCTTAGGATAGCAGTTAGACGGCGTAGACGCAGCGGCGAACGGCATGGGGGACGGGGTATCCTGGAAGCCCTCGCTGTTGTTATTGTTATTCTCGTTCTCGTTGTCGCTGGGAGTATCGGGGCTCACCGTGGTGCCCAGCGGCGTGGCATTCTGGGGCGCATTCATTACACGGGCGAGGTTCACTTGTCCAGGATCAACAAAGCCGCCCGCCTGTAGACCTGTCATTGATGCTGCACCTGTATCAGGGATAATAGGCATCATAGGGCTCTCGAAACCCTCACGGTGGTGGCGGCGCTTTAGTAGTCCGCCAAGGGTGGGATCCAATACAAAAAACAGACCTACTGCAACTAGGACCGCGAGACCGACCAGGAGTGGTGTGCGCGAAGACATTTTCTCTAATTCCCTTGTTTGTATTTTTTTTACGCCTCGCTGTTTGTTGAGTTGTCATCGTCCGTCATCCAATCGCTGAATTGAGACTCATCATCGGATACTTCATATTTCCCAAAAAAGTTTGCCATCGCATCCATGGCAAGCTGCCGTGCTTCATCAGCAGTCCGGAAGAGGACCTTAACCTTCTCTTTTGCGTCTGCCTTCTCTTTTGCTATCAATGCCGGGCTACGTAGAGTTAGGGGGTTCGTATCGGCGGCTGACTCAAGATCATTCACCTCCTCAATCTCCTTTACTGGATTCGCCGGAGCCTGCCAATCAAAGTCAATCATTGTGCTCTGGGTATCTTTTTCCACGAACTTCACGGCAAACTTTGGTGATATGGTAGACCGGGTAATTAGAATACCAATTAACTCCAAATCAACAATAGAATTGGTATATGCGCCTTCCTTTGTCTCAAAGAAAAACTCTTTCTCTGTATACTCATTCCAGTATGGCGTACCGTCTGTATCGTATACCATACCCCATTGCGGCGTAATACGTTGTAGCGACTCGTACGATGGCTTATTCTTAAACAGCGTCTCCGTCTTCGTCAGTTCATTGAGAATTGTAAATTCCAATTTAGCAAACTTTTCCTGTAATCCCTTACCAGCCTCGGGAAGAATCGCAAGTTTACTATTCATTCGTAGACGTACGCCTAGACTTACCGGCTTTGCCATAGGCACGTAAAAATAGACGTTATTGCCATCAGCACGACGTTCCGGGACTCCAAACATTGGTTCTGTTTTGAACTGCGATGTACGTTGAAAAATAGTTCCGCACCCCATCTCAATGACTACCGCCAGCCCGCGCGATCGTTATACAGAAGCAACTAATGATTTAGCAGAACATATAGGTGACAAAGTACTGTTATTATTGAAGTCTCCCGAAAATCAAGCACGAATCCAATCGGTATTAGACCCGATTATTTCACATATTATTAATCGTATTTTTCCATATATACTGTTATCAGCAATACTCTTTTTGATTTTATTTATTTTAACTATTGGAACATTTTATATGGTTATGCGTACATCAGCAACAATGACTTATAGCACTAAGATATCAGACTGAAAGAGTTTACCAAATTCATCAGCATCCATATCCTTCAGATGATTTGTACGTAATTCATCTAGATACGGAGTCTCAGTAGAGATTGCGTCCTTATCACCCTTCTTCCACAGCGACCACTTCATCCACTGCTTCTCGCTCATAAGGGCTTCCGCCGTTTCACCCCGCCCATTGAGCATATCAATCGCCCTATCGTACGGAACAATATCCGTAATATGGATAGACTCAAGTGCCTTATGAAGATTGCCCTTGTACTTGATAGTAAAGTAAGATTGCTTGAACGGCAACGACTTCGCCTTGTTCGTATAATCGGATCCCATCAGAACGCACATTTCCAGGAATTGTAGGTAAGTAAGTCCAGCGTGATGAAGAATGTTGTTCAGCTCGTAGGCAATCCAGCCCGTAGTATCGCCTGGAACACCCATACGCTCAGGAACGATCATTGTATGAACACCACGTGCCAACAAGTCCATATCATTGCTCATCACCGCATCCAGCTCACCGCGCCGCATCAGATACGCCAATACGTTGTCCGCTTCACCGTTGGCATTGAGGAAGATTACACCCGCTGCATAAAGTAGCCGCTTCACCTCATCCCGCTCATCGGTCGTTACGTAGACCGAGTTTGCCGTGAGATTGCTAATCTCCTTCGTGAGCGTATCACGCTGCTCTTTTGTCATATCAACATTCTCAATGTCGGTCGCCAGCTGCATCCGCTTCATGTCGTTCTTCAGCCGTGCCTCATTCCGCTGTTTAATAGTCTCACGTTTCTCGTCCGGTGGCTTTCCGTCAAAGACCGGTATCGGAATAATATTGTATTCCCTACATTTCGCAATCAGGTGCGCAATGTAAGTAATTGGATGTGTCTTGTTGGCTTTCGCCTTGTAAAGGAAACCAAGAATGTCAATGCCGACACGCTTCTTGGCGAAGGAAGCCCAATTGGGCGTTTTGACAGATGCTGGTGCCGCCCATCGGATCCAGCCTGTTAATCCACGGATACCCATAGTAGGAAGTAGGAAGTCTAGGAAGAGATATAGTGTTTTCGGAATGCTGAATCGGCAGTTTGGCTGTAGATGGGTCAATTTTTTCATCGTTCTAATCCATCAAGTACATCTGGTACACTCATCCTTAAACGCATATCTTGCGGAACAGTATTTTTTGCTACAGCACGCAGACGCTCCAATTCTGGCGTCACCAATCCGCACATAACATACTGTTTCTCTTCTGTAGTTTTTCCCTGCCCAAAAACCCATAAAAACTCAAAATGGGGTGCTAAGGCGGCTTTCAACACATAATACGCAAATACACTTGTATTTTCCTCCCATCTATGGGTTGCTCGTGCTAAAAGCTGTGTTGCCTGTAAGTCCTGCCATTTACGTTGTTTATCCCACGGTTTGCCATACCACGCACACGCCAGCCATTCCGCATACAACTCCGTCCAAGCCTCAAACAAATGCGGATTGAGTTTATCCGTCTTATTCATCTTCCAGCACGGTGCCGGTATCGGTCCAACATCCCAATCCCACTTCATTGCGTGAATCATTTCGTGAATAAGTACCCGCTCCCACTCCTCACTACGATAAATTACAATATTCGGTGTACCGATAGTTGTCCATCCGCCGTTTACCTGTGCCTTTGTCGGCCACTGATTTGCCTTAAGTTCACGCGGGTCATCACGAAACCATATATAAATATTAAATCCTGGTGCGGCACCTAACCATTTAAGAATCGCATCAGTTGTTCGCGCAACTTCTGTAGCCTTGCCAATGATAGGTGTAATCAAATACAGCGTACTTCCCTGCCAAAGTTCATATTTGAGTCCTTGGGTTGCTGGGTTTTCTAACAAAGAGAAAATGGTCTGCTGTTCCCAGCCGCTAGCTATCTGCTTTTTTGCTTCGGCGAACTCGTACGGGCTTAGCGGCTGGGGCTGCCTTTGCGGCTTCTGTTGGGGCAGCGGGACTGATTGGAGCAGTGCTAGCGCCGACTGGCTCATTTTGTACTGGCGTGTCTTTTTTATGTGTCTGTGGCGGTAGCAAAGGCAGCAAGGATGAATTGGTTCTCACGGTTTCGAACAAAAAGAGTACGGCTGATTCTAGTGATAGCGGGGTGCGGTAGGATGTATGCGGTTCGGCGGTTGTCAACGACTTCATCGCTAGCCAGAATACGTGGGGCTCTAGCAGCGTATGCTGACGCTGAATCGCGGCGGCGCAACTATCAATAATCTCGGGTCCCGTTTGACAGAAACTGAGTGCCTGATACACAATCGCACGCAGCCACTGGACGACTTTGAGGTCGGGCTTCCTACCGGATCGTGCATTCTGAATCAGTGACGCAATCATTTCGTCATAGAAATCCTGAATACGCCTTGGCCACTGGGTTGGAACTTGATTCGGTAAATACTTTTGAATCTCATCAATACGCTCAGGTCGTCCTTCGCATTTTTCATACGCAAGTTGGCTAGCAAAGGGCGGCGGGACGGTGGTTTGCCACGTTGGGTAAGACATCCGCGGCATACGATATCTCACAAAGGCGTCGTCTAGAAGAGCAAGCGGACCCGTAATTTCGCGTGCGGTAAGCCAGAGCATGCCTGCCGCCTCGGGTGGTAGAACAAACTGTTGAATAATGGCACGGACACGAATGGCGGCGGCTAGAGAAAGACTATGTGCGCGTCGTAAAACTACCAATTTACGGGAGGAAGACCGTAGGCTATTTAGTACATCGCCGCTTGAAAAGAAACTGGTAAGAAGGTCACCAATAATCTGCTTATCTTGCATTGATAGGTTCGGAATATCAATTTCAAAATGGTATGGACTCGTAAATACACGGGCTTCATAACTATCGCCGACCGTAAATATACGGGTTTCCAATGGATATGTAATCTTTCCCTTATTTTCCTCTTCAATAAGCCGTCGGAGCTCTTTTGTTTTACCAGACCCCGCCGGTCCAATAAACATAAACGGTATATCAAGCCGCTTCATCATATTAGATTATTATGAAGCGAATTGTTTAGGCGGCGGCTGCGGCTGCTGCTTATCGTCCCCGTGTGGCTAACGTATCCCTTAAATTACTTATGGTAATCGTGGAGATACTTGCAGAAATAAGAGTACACGGCAATATAATAATCATCACAATTCCAAGTATAAACTGAGCCATTTGCCCAGGATTATGGCTAAAATGATAGAGTGCAAGGGCGTAGGCAATCAATGATGCTACAAAACTAAATACGGTTACGATCGCCATCAGTTTCGTATTTTGTGCGGAATCCTTCGGCAAAAGTGTACCGTATGTTACACCTACAATAATCGCTAACATGCCGCAAATGGCAATCGAGACCATATAAGGTGCGTCAAATGCCATACTCTATTATATGAGCATTTTATCGCCTGCGGGCACCACCTTTTACCACCGTCTTTGCTGTATCGCCGAACGCTGTAGCAAATCCCTCCCAATTTATACCGGTGCCGGGCGGGGTTGATATAACCGCTAAAACTCCACATAATATCAGAATTGATACAATAAGTGGAGCAAAGAACCGGCGGAAAAAGACATCCTTGATTACGGGGTCTCTATGTCTGCGCCGCTTCTTTGTGCCGATACTACAAGACGGATTCGATGTATCCATTTACAATGGCTTATCTTTTTCTAATTATACTATAAGGAGGTATCTGTAATGTCAGCATTCCAATGTAATCCGGCACTACACCGCCGGGATGGGGAGACCTGTTTGCCGCATAGTGCTCTTCAGCGCTTAACACGTGCGTGGAACAAAACCCATCCCCGGCACAAAATAAGCGTCCGTAAGACGCGGAAAAACGGAAAGCAAGCCGCCGGTGTCGACACACAACCAAATACAACTCTTTGGAATCAATTACGCGATAATATGAAATCACACTACAAATGCGAAACGGAGTTTTGTGCCGTGAAGAAACTACCTGGAATATCGGACAATGAGAAGAAGGAGTTAAAAGAATACTTCAAACCCGAAAAGCCCAAGAAATGGGACAAGAAGCCTACCGATTGGCTGGATAGTTACAATATTGAAGACGTGATGAAACAGTATGAAGCTGCCTATCCGTCTTTTGAGTTTATCGGTCCCGTTCCTATTGATTTTGATGCCAAAGACGAAAACGCCTGGGGAAAGTGTATTGTTAACGAACTCTGCCGGCTGGATTTACAGGAATCGGCTCGGAAGGGTAAAACGAAAATTGGTATTATTTTCAATCTAGACCCGCACGATGAGCCGGGCTCGCATTGGATATGTGCCTTCATTGACCTTGAAAAAGGAAATGCCTACTACTACGATTCCTATGGATATGAGCCACCTGAGGAAATTGCGCGACTTCTCAAACGCTGTAAGGACCAAGGCTGTAAGAATGTCTATTATAACGATATCCGTCATCAGCGGAAAACGTCCGAGTGTGGCACATTTTGCTTATTAGTGATTATATGCTTGCTCAAGGGCAAAGAATTCCAAGATATTTGTAAAAATATGCTAAATGACGACCAAGTCAATAAAATTCGTGATATTATGTTTGCCGAAGAGACACCGCGAAAGGGGGCTTTGGAAGAGGCATTAAAAACATTATGTATCTAA